TTTCAATGCCAGAAAACTACCGTAAGTCGTTGCGGAGATTACGGATAAGTCGCACGGACTCTCCGCGAGCGCATGAAAAAACCCCACGGGCGCGTTGTTTCGCTACCGTGGGGTTCAAGTTGTGTGATTCATACTCGTTTCGAGCGCGTTCTGAGAGTTTTTAGAGAGTCGTCGCTCATAACCCGGTGGGTTCAAAATATTGAAACGAACACTTCGCCAAATGAATCCCAAGAAAGATCCTTGGTGCGAAGTGAAATGTAAATCTGCGTAGTCAAGCCCTCGAGCGACAGAGGATTGCCTTCGTTCGGGTGAGAATGATTGCGGGGACATTGCCGGCGTTGGCGGCACACCAGTTCGGCTGAGATGTATGCCTGTCAAGCGTTTGGAAGTCGCCTTTTTGCAGCGTTTAGTGCTCGGCTGAGTTTTTTGACCCCACGGGAAACTGGCAGTCGCAAATCGTAAAAAAACGCTGATCGCGAGCGACAGGCGGGCATCAATTGCTAAACAAGTCTCTCGGCAGTGGGCAGATAGCAGCGGTTAGTTCGACGAGGACGGTGGGAGTCGCGTTCCAGTTCTGCCAGTGTACGGATTTGTATTTCCATACGAACTCATGTTGTTCCAGAAACTACGATCTCGATTTGTACGCATATGCCCTTCAACGTAAGTACCGTCTCTTCTGGTGTGAGGCTTAACATAGTGAGAGTCAACACTTGGTCGATAGTCGTAGTCGTACCTCCGCGAATGATTGCTGTCGCCACTTTTCGAATATCGACCATGGTCACTGTTCGAGCGGTGCCTGGTCGTTAAGCCTGACCCACCGATGCTATCGGAACCGGACCGTAGCTTCGCATTCCCTGTATTCGACACAAAGGTTGTTTCGGACGGTCTTTGTGCAGCACGATCCCTTTCGCGTTGTCGAATCAACGCAGCTGCACGCCGAATTTCCTGAAGCTTGAGTGTGTTATTGCCTATCGCGACACGCAGGCCATTCAGTTTTTGTTCGGCAGATGCGAGTTCACTATCAAGTTTCAGTATCTCAGTCGGGTACTGATTTAGAACTTGCACGTATCGTTTTGCTGAGACGATTTCGGCTCGTAGCTTGTTTTGCTGGTCGCGATTAGCAGTCATCGCGATTCGAATGTTCTGTCCATAAAGCGACTGACCAGTAAGACGAGCTTGCAATTGCTTCCTTGCTCGTGCCTGTGCCTCCGCTTGACCCGCTGGCCTCGCACCGATTCGCTCGCGGGTTTGATTGCGATGCGCTACGCCACGGTCTATCTCCGAATAGCGATCTGTAACGTAAATGTCTGATGTGCGACGGGCTGACGGCTCAATATTACGTGCCCGATTTTGGCAATGCTCAAGTTCGCGCTCTCTGTTCTCAACCCAGGTTTTTGCTGCGATCTTTGCTGCTGTGATAGTTGCTGATGAAATGTACCGTACATCAGATGGCACATCATAACCGACTGCGAGCACAACACTTTCTAAGGAAGATTCTCGTTCAATTAATGACTGCCGAATATCAGCAATATTCGCATTGGTCTCGGCGATTTGCTTTTGATCACCGACGATCGAAGTTTGAAGAGAGTGTTGGCTTACCGCACGCCTTTCTTCTGACCGCTTCGAATCCGAAACCTTTCCACTGGTTGATCTGAAAGAAGTGAGCGTTAGATCTTTGTGTTCATGCTCGCTGTAGTTGTTTGGGGTCGAGCAACCTGACAGAGCAATCACGCAACAAAAAAGAACAGCAGAACTGCAAAACTTAGTGACTTCACACAAAAGACCGGCTCCTTAGGGCTCGCTAGTCTATCAGAGAACCAACTCTGCCTCAATTCGTCTAGGGTTTGCGTCTTGTCATGTGGACCAGACCAATTCTGATGTGGACCAGACCAAGCTTCAATTTCACTTCGCCCAATTTTGTGTAACTGAAATCTGAAACCCTATCCTCAAAAAGCTCGTGTTTGACGGACTCAAAGCGGTTCACGGGCTTTTTCTATTTGATTTCGTGAAATCCTGCCGGAGGGTGTGCCACGCATCGGACGTGGCCAAACACCCCCAATGTCACGGAAGTTTTTCACGATGGGAGATTCACCCTCCACAAACGCGGGATCAACCAGTGTGTTCGATCCCTGCACCGACCCGTTCACAACGGCACTGATTCGAAAGAAGGTTAAATCCCTCATCAGCAAGCCTCCATTTAACCGGGCCGATCAGGAAGATCTCTACCAAGAGCTGTTAGCCACAATCGTCCAGTGCGTGGAAAAAATCGATGACAACGTCGGTCACCGAAACCCGTACATCACAGCCATTGTCCAGCGTTAGGTGTCTGCAATTCGCAGACGCTCAAAAGCCGGTAAGCGTGACCATACAGATGTGGCAAGCCTGAATGTCTTGGCCCCTTCAGGCGACGGTCGAAGCACCGATCTGATTTCCACACTCTGTGTCAACGATGGGGACCGGCGTGTTTACCGTGATCGCCGTCTATCCCAGCGATGCGGTGACGGACCCAGCAGGCGCTTCATCTGGCTCGTACCGCGTGGGCCGTGGCGGCAGTTGGTTCAACCCCGCCGAGAATTGCCGGTCGGCGAACCGCGATAGGGACCTCCCGTCGAGCCGCAGCGACTACGTCGGCTTCCGCGTCACCTGTGTTCCGTCTGGGCAGTAGGCGGAGCCAGCCAAGTCGCGTAGCCTCTCGTCCGTAGGCTCGCAGGTCGATCACGGCGGAGCCGCGACCAAGGTGCCGTAGGACGGGGAGGCGAAGTGGGCACTGTCTATCCAGCTTCGATTCCTTCCCACATTTCCCGCTGCCGATCCCAATCCATTTCTGCTGTGATTGGTCTCACCATTTTTTCATGAATCCCCGGTTTACCAGTTTTCACAAGGGGTAAATGAAGCAACTCCTCCTGGATTTCCGGAGCAAGCAATGTCAGGTTGAGTATCTGCGTTACTCGGGGTTGGCTCACATGACCGAGCCTGGCAAGCTCCGCCAGATCCCGAACTTCTCCGGTACGCAATAATTTATCCATGCGGATTGCCAACGCCATGAGCTTCGAAATTCGCGGCACTTGGCCAGAAAATGCTTCGGCGTGCTTCTCAATCGCATCCGCGATACTGCGCTTGCGGGGAGGAAGTGGCGGGAGTGTAAGCTTCAGTTTCAATTTGCTCATACTGCAACACCCTGCTGGTCAATAAGTATGCCAGAGACCGCGGGATTGAGTGTCACAGAGATACCGTCATCGGCGGCATCGAAGTCGATTCGCTCCACAACCAGGGAGACCAATCGGCACCGTTCATGAGTGCTCATTGATTCCCAAATGCTGTCGAAATCTTGAACGACTTTGGAGATGGAAGAGTCTCCACTATGGAGGTAGTGTGCTTTGCGGATTTCTTCGCGGATTGAAAGGCTATCTTGTTCTGCCTGTGTAATGCGTTTTTGAAGTGCATCGATTCGGGACATCGCGACATCGCTTCGTGAATCAGATTTGTTCAGACGACCCAATTCCGCATGATCCCGCTTCAGCTGTTTCTCGACTTGCCTACGCTGGGTCTCCAAGTCATTGATCTCTTGCGTAAGATTGATCGTTGCTTGCGTGTCGACATCAGCTCGTATTTTTGCGTCTCCGGCTACACTTCGAATCTGATCGACTATCAATGACTCGATCTGCTTGGCCGGTATGGAACGGCTGGGACATGACTTCTGTCCGTTCTTGATCGCCTTGCAGCATTTATAGTAGCGATAACGCTTGGTGCCACGGCATGAGAACGTGTGGGTCATTTTGCATCCACATGCTTGGCAGTGCAGGAGCCCCTTGAGCAAGGCGCCGTGTTGATTGACCAGGTGGTTGCCGCGTCCGTTGCTATTCTGCTTTAGTTGGGTTTGCACACGCTGAAAGAGATCTGAATCAATGATCGATTCGTGTTCGCCGTCATAGAGCTCTTTTTTGTGCTTTATCTTTCCAGCATAAATCGGGTTGGTTATCAGTGAGTGAACAGCGGGCTTGTCGAATGGGCGACCCCCGCGGGGAAGCCCCTTTTTGGTTGTCCACGATTTGTTCAGCCACTGACGTTTGTTGAGGCTCTCCACCACTGGGAGTAACGAACCCAGTTGGAGATAGAGCTTGAAGATGCGTCGCACTTGTCTTGCTTCTGCCGCGTTGATGACCAGCTTGGGACTAACGCCGGAGCGGTCGACGTCATATCCGAGGACGGGAATACCACCGGTCCATTTGCCTCGACGCCGCTGGGCTGCAAGTTTGTCGCGAATTCGTTCACCGATGATTTCACGTTCAAATTGCGCAAACGAGAGAAGGATATTCAGTGTCAGCCGGCCCATTGAGTGGGTGGTGTTAAATTGTTGCGTGACTGAAACAAACGAAACCCCATGTTCATCAAATGTGGACATGATCTTTGAGAAGTCAAGAAGTGAGCGACTGAGCCGGTCAACCTTGTAGACGATCACGCAGTCAACCTTGCCGGCATCAATGTCGGCAAGAAGCCGGGAGAGCGCGGGGCGTTCCATGTCGCCGCCTGAAAAACCACCGTCGTCGTAAAGCTCCGGCAGGCAGTGCCAGCCCTCGTGCTGCTGGCTTGCGATAAACGCCTCCGCTGATTCACGCTGTGCATGGAGCGAATTAAACTCTTGATCCAATCCCTCTTCGCACGATTTACGTGTGTAGATGGCGCAGCGAATTTCCTGGCTGTTGGGTTTCTTGATACGATTCATGATTTCCTCCCAAGGCGGAAGAACATGAAGCCGTTCACGTGAGAGCCGGTGATCAACTTTGCAATAGCAGAGAGCGACCGAAATCGGCGTCCGTCGTATTCGAAGCCCTCCTCATCGACCAAGACGCGAATCATTTTCCCTTTATAGTCGCGCTCAATCCAACTACCGGGACAGGGAAGGCGAGAGTCGCGGTTCACATTTGAATCGCTCATTCCAATGGCATGTCGATCATCCATCGAGTTACACCGGGGCGCTGTCACACGAATGTCTGCATCGTTGGCCAGTTCCGTTGCTCGCTGTCTCGCTCGCTGAGATAGCCCGCCCTCCGCGTTCGCTTGCAATCGCCATGCGATCCTGCGGATAAGGTAGCGTTTGTGGCGGCTTCTTGTCGGTTCGCCAAAAATCGCTTCAAACTTCTGGGTTAGCTGATTGACCTTCATTGTCTCTAGCAGGGCAATCTCTGCTTTGAGTCGTATGTTCATATGCAATCTCCGATGTGGGTGTTTTCGACGCAGGGATGGTTTGCGGATTCGCAAACCCCAGACACAGAGAGCCGTGTGTTTGCGAGTGGCTCAAGGCCGAGACCGCGAATGCCAGACGATTTTTCCACATTCTCAGAACAGCAATACCGACGTTGCCGAATGGCGGATTCTGCCAGCAGGCTGACCAAATCGCGTCTCGCCTGCGACGTTTGGCTTGACTTTTTGCGTGATGCTTTGCTCATGACCCCTGTTCATTGGGATAACAGCCATCTGCTGCATACGTTTGCATTGAGCATAAGCCTTCATGTGGGTTAACTCTGTTTTCCTCTTTATTAAGAACTCCAAACGGAGGCGGTTTGGTTGCGAATCGTTAAAAAAAGTTGGCAACCAATCAGTCGCAGAAGAAGGTAATCGACACTTCCAAAACTTTTGCTGGCAACGGTGACCAGACGTGTCGCTTCCTTCGCATTCAATAACCACCGTCGGGAGTGACTCTCGTTGGATGGAAAATGAGGCGGACAGGAAACGATGGAAAATCGAGGCCATTTCACGTGCTTGGACCAGACGTGTCAGAGACGCCGCATTCTTCATACATGTCGCTCTGGTGTTCGTCATTTGCGAATCACCGGAGCGTCTGAGTTCCCCGACAAACCTGGGCATTGCGACGCTTTCTGGGCTACCTCTGAGCGAAAAAGCATCGTGAATCCAGGGAGGATGATCGCTTCGATTCGCTTCCAATCTGCCGCCATCACGGCCAGCCAAGGAGGTGTGATGCGGTCGCTCCGAAACCAACCACCCAACCACGGACGAAACCAATGAATACGACCACGTTTGGATGTCAACTGCGAGAACTACGACTTGCCCACAACATCACCTTGCGAGACTTCGCCAAGCGACTCGGCGTCACACCCACGTATGTCTCCCAAATCGAACAAGAGTACTGCAAGCCGCCCAAAGCCAACGTGGTGGAGAAAATGGCAACGATCCTTGGCCAGGACGTCGACGAGTTTTTGACACTCGCGGGCCGACTACCCGAGGACCTGTGCGAAGTGATCCGGACCCATCCAGCATCGATGGTCACCTTCCTGCGCAGCGCCGCACGTTTGACCGAAACCCAGATCGCTGAATTCGCCCGCCAAGCCACCGCTCTGCAACTGCAAAACGAATCCTGACCATGACACAAACGCTCGCTCAACCCCATGCCAAACAGATTGATCATGCAGCCGAAAAGTTTTTCAAGGAGACATTCACCCGACGTCTGGCCACCCCGGTCGTTCCCTTCCCGCTGGAATGGCTGATGAGCGATTTGCGATTAAGCGCAGCCTGGGTCGACATGCGAAGCATTCTGCCGACAGTCGAATCACTCGCGTTTTTATGCGTGCCGTATCGCAAGATCCTGGTCGACGAAAGCCTGCACCCCAACGAGTCACCCCAATTGCATTCACGTTTGCGTTTCACCCTCGCTCACGAAATCGGGCATTGGTGTCTGCACCGGAACGAACTGGGCGTCGCCATGCACTGGTCTTGCCGTGAACCGGCCCGAGAAATGGTTCGTGAACATGAAGCCAATCGTTTCGCTGGAGCGTTGATGATACCGGCGGATTTACTGCGTGCAGCATGGCGACAACGCTTCGGTTCGCGACCACTGCAGCGCGAAGATTTATTGCCCGATCGCGTGCAGCTCATTCGTGAAGAGGTCATTCGTCGGCAATACCAGCCCAAGGGTGAGGATGCCACGGAAAACCTGATGTTTGAGGGTGCCGTCTCGGCGCTAGCGTCCGAGTTTGGTGTTTCACCGCAGACGATGCGCATTCGCGGCGAAGAGCTCGGGCTGCTCGTGCGTTAATTCAGCTGTTTTTTTGGAAAACGTGTTAGATAATTATTTGTTCGTTTGTACTGAGGCTCCGACTCGCCATGAAAGATACGCATTTGGAACAGACCACACCCCGATCGACGCAGGAACTCTGTGAATCTGAACTTCGTTTATTGTCAGTATGTCAACAGATTCGATTCGGCAGCCTGTTTGGACTGCTTGTTACCGATGGCAAACCATCGTTCAATCCACCGCCAAAGATGCGGCGCAGCCTAAAATTGAACGAAAAGTCCGTGAGACCAAAACCAAACTCGTCTGGTTTCGCATTAAAGGATAAGCATCGGCTGCTGCTTCATGTGATCAGGGAAATGCGTTACGGCACGATCGATCGCATTGACGTTCGCAATGGGCTTCCCGAAGAAGTCAGCATCGAAAGCGAAATCGACTGATTTCGCCGACCAGCCCATTCGACCAGCCTACTCGACCAACCAACACCCTCTAACCCACACGATTTTGATCACCAGACAGTCGGCCGACCACCAAGTGGACGCCGTTGTGGGTGACGCTCCCGAGAACAGGCGAGCTGAACTGCACAATGGTCCCACTTCGCCAATTTTCAGTGCCAATTGTTACTTCGCACGCTTGTTTCTCCGCGTCACTCACGACGGTCCCGCTTCCAATCTTCGGCCTCTCCCGAATCCCAAGGAAGTGCAGTCAAGAAATGAGTTCGCAAGGAACCCTCACTAAACCAAAACGTAGTCGTCAAAGCGCAACCGATACGCTGTCAGCGGATCCCACTGAGCTGGCAAGACAGGTTTTGGAATTGCCGTTCACCGATTCCCTGATTCGTCGGAAAGCCAGCCAGCTGACCCGCCACCGCGGCTTTAGTGACACCGACGACGAAGACATAACTCAGGAGTTAAGGATTTCCGTCTATCTCGCGTGCCTGAAATACCGGCGAAGCGAGGGAGCGATCGAGTCGTTCATTACCACCGTCGTCCGCAATCGCGTCGCTGAATTGGCCCGCAATCGCGCCGCAAAACGCCGATCGCCTGAATGTGAGGCGGGATCGCTAAATCAAATCATCGATACCGGTGACGGTCCGGTTCAGTGGGTCGACATGTTCGATGTCGAGAAACATGGGCGACCCCGTGCCGGTCAGCGTCGCGGGGACTCTGAGCAGGTTGAGTTGTTACATGACATCGAAGCCGTCCTCGAAAAGCTAAGCAACGAGACCCGCGAGGTCGCGCGATTGCTGATGCACTACAGCTCGGCGGAGATCGAACAGCAACTCGGCATGCGGCGAGGAAAAATTCGTAGCCATATCTCGCTGATACGGGAGCATTTCGAGTCGTGTGGCCTGCACGACTATCTCGGAATATAGAAATTTCACAACCAATCCCGCTTCGTTTGGAGAGCTCAATCATCATGTCATCACCACTCATACAAGTCGTCGATTCACTCATCCAGGAACCTGCGGCCGAGTATCATGCCCAGTCGGGAAGGAATCTCAGTAGCCACTTACTGGCTCGTTTCCGTGAAAGTCCGCTCCTCTATCATCGCACGGTCGCCGGCGAAGTCGACGAGATTGATCGTCCTGCGTACTTGCTCGGACAAGCTGCTCATGCGTTGATTCTGGAAGGGCGCGCGGCTTACGAGCGGCAGTTCGCCGTGGGCGGACCAGTCAACCCGAAGACCGGGCAAACGTACGGCGCGAACACCAAAGCGTTTCAGGTTTGGGCCGACTCGCAGGGGAAACCGGTGTTAACTGACGCCCAGGCATTGCTGGTCGAACAACTCAGTCATGCGGTGCTGCTGCATCCGATCGCCGAGCGATTGCTCGATGACGGTGTGGCCGAAGGTGTTCTGCGGGCGGACTACTCGGGCATGCCTTGTCAGATTCGGTTGGACTGGTTCAGTCCCCAAAACGGCATCGTCGATCTGAAAACGTGTAACGACTTGACTTGGTTCGAGTCCGACGCTCGACGGTTCGGCTACATGCATCAAATGGCGTTCTACCGCGCCGTCGTCTCGCAATTCGCCCAGATGCTGGTTCCGGTCCACATCATCGCCGTTGAGAAAAAAGAGCCGTATCGCTGCGGTGTCTGGCAGGTTGGGCAGGACGTGCTGGGTCAGTGCCAGAACGAAAACCAAGAGGCAATCGAGCGGCTGAAACGCTGCCAAGCCAACGATCACTGGCCAACCGGCTACGAGCAGATTCGTCAATTCGATTACGTGTGATTCATTTGAACCGTTTTAAACCCCTAACAGAAAGAGAAAAATCCCATGATTGCTCCCATCACCAGCCCAGCGTGTGAGTGCGACTCCAGTCGGCGTCTCGACATCGACCAGCGGGTCAATGTCTCACTCGCCTTCAAGAGCTACTTGCGTGCCCAGCGCGAGTACAACGCGGCCGCCCGCCGCTTCAACGAATCGTGCACCGAGCTGCGAAAGCACTTGGAGCCGAATCTGCGCGTCGTGATTCGCGCCGATGAGGGTCATTACCTGCTGCAGGTCGACCCGTCGTGCGAATTCGACATGGAACCCATTGAGACTATCTAACAGAAGGAGATGGAAAGCAGGATGCAATTACTACAGAAAGTGACAACCGGCCGGCAAAACCGGCCACGACGTGTGTTGCTATACGGCACTCACGGCATTGGAAAATCGACTTTCGGGTCGCAGGCCGACCGGGCCGTGTTCATTCAGACCGAAGACGGTCTTGGTGAGATCGACTGTGCGAGGTTTCCCCTTGCCATTAGTTATCGAGACGTCATGACTGCGATCGAGGAGCTGTACTCGTCAGAGCATGATTTCGCCACCGTGGTGATCGACAGTGTCGATTGGCTCGAGCGGCTGATCTGGGGCGATGTCTGCCGGGAACGGCAGGTCGATTCGATCGAGGACATTGGTTACGCCAAGGGTTACTCGTTCGCGCTGACCCAGTGGCGACAGCTACTTGCCGGACTCGATGCCCTGCGTCTGGAACGTGGCATGACCATTGTCCTACTCGCTCATGCACGCATCGAGCGGTTTGAGAACCCCGAGACCGACACTTACGACCGCTACGTGCCAAGGCTGCATCGTCTTGCGTCACAGATCGTTCAGGAGTGGTGTGACGAAGTCTTTTTCGCCACCTACAAGGTCTACACCAAGACGAGTGAGGAGGGTTTCAATCGCAAGAAAGCCAAGGGGGTCGGCACCGGCGAGCGAGTTCTTCGCACCACCGAGAGACCGGCCCACATGGCCAAGAACCGACTGCAAAATCTGCCAGAGGAGTTGCCGCTCAACTGGAAGGCTTATTCCGACCACTTTACCAACCGTGACTCGAGCGAAGGAGAACTCGCCAATGACTAGTCTTCAAGGATTTGATGCCACCGCCGTGGAGCCGACCACACCGATTGAACCGGTGCCAAGCGGCAAATACGTCGCCATGGTGATTGAGTCGGAAAATAAACCGACCAAAGCCGGCACCGGACACTACCTGCAGTTGACGTTTGAAATACTCGAAGGAGATTACAAAGGACGTTTGCTCTGGGCTCGGCTCAATCTCGACAATCCGAATGCCCAGGCGGTTTCGATCGCCAGGGCGGAACTGTCGTCGATCTGCCGCGCCGTGGGAGTAATGCAGCCCAAGGATTCAATGGAGCTGCACAACCTGCCCATGGTGATCTCGGTTCGCTGCCGTAAACGAAGCGACAGCGACGAAATGTCGAACGAGATCCGCGGCTATGCGAGGAAAGAGGCTGCCGGTGCCGGGGTTCAATCTGGTACGCACGCGCCGCCATGGAACCGAACGGCGTAACGCTGATGCGGGAAAGGAGCCCAGGGATGGGAAGACGATCACGCAATAAGGGAAAGCGTGGAGAACGGGAGGCTGCTCGCGAGATTTCGAGGGTGCTGGGGATCAGCGCCCGACGCGGGCAGCAGTACGCCGGTGGGAGTGACTCACCGGATGTCGTGACCGAGTGTGATGATCTGCACATCGAGGTCAAACGCTCCGAGCGGCTAAGCCTCTACAAGGCGCTCGATCAATCGATCGTGGATGCGGGTGAAAGACTCCCGCTCGTCCTGCATCGCAGCAACCACAGACCGTGGGTCGTCGTGCTGCGTTTGGACGATCTAACTCGGCTGACAGAAATCTTAAACGGACTGAAATCTTAGGCATGAAGCTACGCCGATACCAACAAGCCGCCGTCGATGCGGTCTACGATCACTTGCGCACCCGTGGTGACAATCCGGTGGTGGTCATTCCTACCGCGGGTGGCAAAACGCCGGTCATTGCAACCATCTGTCGTGATGCAGTCACTCGCTGGTCGGGCCGAGTGTTAATCCTTGCCCATGTGAAAGAACTACTCTCTCAAGCCGCAGATAAACTGCAATCGATCGCACCGGACCTGAATGTTGGTGTCTATTCTGCTGGTCTTGGGTCGCGAGACACTGCCGGCGATATTCTCATTGCGGGGATCCAGTCTGTTTATAAGCGAGCGGCTGAACTGGGGCATTTTGATTTGGTATTGGTTGACGAGTGTCACCTGATCCCTGCATCAGGAAATGGCATCTATCGTCGATTTCTCGAAGATGCCCAGGCGATCAACCCGCTGTTGCGCGTGATCGGTTTCACTGCCACTCCGTACCGACTCGATAGCGGTTCAATCTGTAATGATGATGGCCCCCTTCACAGCACATGCTTCGAAGTCGGCGTGCTTGAATTGATTCGAGATGGCTATCTGTGCCGGCCGGTAGCAAAAGCGGGTGCGTCAAAAGCTGACACGACTCATCTCCACGTCCGCGGCGGCGAGTTCGTCGCAGCGGAAGCTGAATCCTTGATGAACACCAAACAGCTGGTTGACTCGGCTTGCCGTGAGATCGTGGACGCGACCGGTGATCGCCAATCATGCTTGATCTTTGCCGCCGGTGTTGACCATGCCCGGGCGATTCTCAC